CAAGACCTACCGCGTCGTCGCGATCCGCTTCGCCGACGCGACCAAGGCGGTCGGGGCCATCACCGGCCCTGTCGCAGTGGCGCTGACCAACGAGGCGACCAACAAGGCCGCGGTGTTCGTCCTCAAGCGCGGCTACTGACCCTCGCTGCCCTGCCTTACAGGGTACACTGGCCCCGTCCGCTCTCACCGGCGGGCGGGGCCTTCGTCGTAGGAGACAGTCTTGAACCTCGGCGACTTGATCGACTTCTGCGGCAACCTGCTCGACTACGACCCGACCAACGACACGTACCGGGCGCAGCTCGTCGCGCTGCTCAACGATGCGCAGACCCGCTGCCTGACCGACAGGCCCTGGGACTTCGCGCAGCGGGACCGCAAGCTGCAGGTCTGGACCGACCTGAACCTCGCTGTCACTGTGACCAACGGCAGCGCGACGGTGGGCGGCGGCCCCTTCGCTGTGTCGAGCTCGGCGGTGTTGCCTGGCTCGGTGCTGGACCGAGCTGTCATCGAGATCACCGACAGCACCGGTGCGACCTACGTCCACCGCATCGCGTGGGTCCTGAGTAGCACCCAGCTCTACCTGGACCGGCCCTTCGTCGGCGCTTCGGGCTCCTACTCGGCGCTGGTCAAGCGTCGCGAGGTCTACCTGCCCAGCGACTGCATGCAGGTCCAGAACGTGGGAGACCCGACGCAGGGCATCCCCGCCAAGATCTTGTTCCTGAGCAAGTTCGAGCGTGAGGACGCGAACCTCTACCCTGACCTGCTCGGCACCATCGAGGCGTACCTGCCGAGCGAGGGCAAGCGCATCCCCGCCCCGCAGACCCCTCGGGGCATCACGACTGTGGCAGCGGTCTCGCAGGGCGCGCGGACCATCAACGTCTACATGGTCAACGTGCAGGGTCCAGCTGCGACGAACTTCAAGGTCTACCGCTCGGACGTGAGCGATGGCTGGGAGTCAGCCCTCTCGAAGGTCGCTACGTACAGCCTGAGCGACACGGAGACGCTGCGCTTCCAGCCTGAGGTCGTTGACGACACGACTGGCCTCTACCGCCGGTACTACTTCACCTGCCCGGAGGCGGGCATCCTCGCCCCAGTGCGCGTGCGCAGCGCCGGTGGGCAAGGCGTGGCCGCCGCTGGCGTGGACACGATCAACCCTCAAGCTGGCGTGATCCTGGCGCCGACGCTGGCTCTGAGCACGCTGCAGGCGCAGACGTTCCAGGCGCTGAGCGTGCGCTACGTCTGGGACCAGGCGGCCGCCTACCAGAGCATCCAGCTGTACCCGCACCCGAGCGCCGACCAGCCGCTCGATGTGCGCATGCTCATCGCGCCGAGTCGGATGCTTGAAGACCAGGACGCCCCGCTGGTGCCAGCGGCCTACGCGCAGGCCGTCGCCTACACGGCGCTCGAGACGCTGACGCTGAAGGTCGACAACGGGGCGCTGAGCGCGGTCTACCAGCGCAAGAAGGACCTCATCATCCGCGGGATGGAGCAGGCCTACCTGAAGGCTGTGCCTCGCCGGATCGTGAAGGGGACTCCGACGTCAGGCTACCGCTACGTGACGAACCCCTTCGGCCCGCTGCGGCTGCTTCCGTGAGGTTCTGATGCAGGTCGACACTGTACAGGCGCCGCTCGCTGCAGGCCTGGTCACCAGGTTGCCGCAGGACCCCTCGAGCGCGGGCCGCATCGAGAACTGGACCGTCGACCAGGCCACCGGAGGCTGGTCGAGTCGTGTCGGCTACGAGTCGTTCGTGCCTGCTGCGACCACCTGGGCGCCCTTCAGCAACTGCGGGCCGGTCTACAGCCTCCACGTGGCGCAGGCTCTGGCGGGCGGTGCTCGACAGCACGTCCTGTTCGAAGAGCAAGGCAACCTGCACCTGCTCTACGACGCTGCTGGCACGCCAGTGCTGCGGACGCTGGCGACTGGTCGGCACGTGCCGACCGTCACCGAGGCTGCGAGCTGGTACACGGACACGCCCCATGGGACGGTCATCACCAACGGCTTCGACCGACCGGTCATCGTCAAGCCGTGGCCGCTGGCAGGCATCGTCGACGCATCGAACACGATCACGCAGTGCGTCCGCCCCCTCGGCTTCGACGGCTTGCCCACGGCTGTGACGCCGAGGAACGTCAAGCCAGTGCCTGCACCTCCGTTCCCGCCGAACATCAGGGCCAGCGGGAACGGCGCTGTGACGCTGTGGTGCCCGAGCAGCGGCAACGCCATCCCCGCCGGCGGAGTCTGGGGCCTCGGCTTCGCCAACAACGCCGCTGGGCAGGACGGAGACAAGGAGTCGAAGTACGGGTACGCGCTGTCGTTCGTCACCGACTCTGGCAGCGAGGGGCCGGTGTCCACGCTGAGCTCGGTCGCGTGGGCGCTGGATGCGGGCGCCGAGGGCTTCAAGCACGCGACGGCAGTCACGATCCCCACGGGCCCGCGGGGCACTGTCGCCCGGAAGCTCTACCGCACCACGAACTACAGCGACGACTACGACTTCCCAGGCGACACGAGGCTGTACCTGGTCGAGCTGATCCGCAACAACGTCGACACGCTCTACTTCGACGCTGCGCCGACCGCGCTGCTTGGCCAGCCCGCGCCGGACATCGCGACCGGACCACTGCCCGCACCTCGAGCTCGGTTCTCGGCGATCTGGAACGGCGTGCTCTTCCTCGATGGGGGCCTCGAGGACTCCCGCACGCTGTACTACAGCGCCCAGGGCCTCATCGAGCAGTTCGCAGCGGACGCGTTCATCGAGCTGGCGGCCCAAGGCGGCGCCATCACGGCGCTCTACGCGCACTACACGTCGCTGCTGGTCTTCAGAGAGAACGGAGTCGACGTGGTCCAGGGCGACGCGCAGGCCGGGTTCACCGTCACCACGCTCAGCTCTTCGGTGACCTGCAGGGCCCCGCACTCGCTGGCGACGGTCCCCGGCCTGGGTGTCGTCTTCCTGGCGCTGGACGGCGTGTACGCCATCACTGGAGGCCTCCAGGGCGGAGCGACGAACGACCTGGTCAAGCTGACGACCCTGCAAGAGCAGTTCATCCGGCGGATCACGGCGGATGCCTTCCCGAAGGCCGTCGCGACGTGGAGCGCGCAGAGCCAGGAGTACGCTCTGTTCGTGCCGACGCTGGGCAACGACCGGCCCGACACAGGGCTCGTGCTGCACGTCGACAGGCTGCAGGCGGCGCCCGACACCTCCCCCTGGTCGACGCGCAAGGGCTTCCCGGTGGGAGCTGTGAGCACCTTCTTCGGCGGAGCGGTGGTGTTCGGCCATCACACGGGCAACCAGGACAGCGCGCCGGAGAGCGAGCGGGGCTTGTTCGTGCTGAGCGGCAAGCGGGCTCTGGGGCGTGTGCTGGTCGATAACCAGCTCGTGGGCGGCCCGACTCCCACCAGCGTGTACCGCTCGGCCTGGTCTGCCTTCGGCGACCCGCAGACGCAAAAGCAGGTCACCTACGTGACTGTGTGGATGCTGACGACGGGCAACCAGAAGATCACCATGCGGCACTACAAGGACTTCAGCCTGCAGCCTGTCGAAGAGCGCACCTACTTCGCGCAGCCCCCTGACTCGCCAGCGCTGGCGACGCTCGACAAGAGTGTGCTCAACCAAGCCGTCTACCGCGAAGAGCGGCTCGTGCCGCTGCGCTTCTCGGTCGCGCACCAAGGCTGCAGCTGGTTCTGCTTCGAGCTCGAGACGCAAGAAGACCTCGTGCTGATCGGCTGGGAGTACGGCTACACCAGCAAGGGGACGCAAACGGTCATGGGAGTGCGCGCATGAAGCACTGGACCACCAGGCAGGCGCAGACACGCAGCGTGCTGGCGCCCGACACGATCAACGACGAGCTCTCTGCCAGCCAAAGCAGCATCACTACGCTCGACCGGTCACAGCTGCCTGCCGACTGGTGCAACGCTTCTCGCCTCGAGGACTACGCGCTGCATCGCGTGTACCAGGACCCGCTCTACCCGGCGTCTCGAAGTGGTGAGCAGCTCGCTGACCAGGACACGAGCGTGCCTGCCAACTGCTGGATCAGCAGCACGATCCAGGTGCACCTCGGCGACTGGACCAACATCGGACCAGCAGTCACGCTCGCTGGGTTCCGTGGGGGCTCGCTGTACATGGAGTACGGCGCGAACACCTACGCCAACAACGTTTTCGCGCGGGGCGTCAACGACGGCTACCCAGGCTCACCGGCCTTCGTCCGGCTCCGCATCCTGGTGAACGGCATCACCCTCGCCGAGCGGCGGGGCAAGGCCTCGCATGGGCGCTGTCGGGTCTTCGGGTCGCTGCAGTTGCCCGCTGGCGACCTGACGGTGAACCTGCAGTTCAAGCTGACGGAGGCGAGCGAAGACGCTGCGCTGGTCACGCTTGCGGGCGGCCACTTGATGCAGGCTCACATCTACGCGGGGCGCTACCTTGCGGTCGGGAGGTGGCGATGAGCAGGATCGTGCGCGCGCCGGTACAGGACGGAGACAACGTCACAGCGGCCAATCTCAACGCGCGCTTCACGGACTACTCGCAGGCTGGCGCGCTCAACGGGTTCAACACGCGTGACGCAGCGGTTGACCTGCCTCACTTCACACCGACGCGCTTCCTGGCGCCGCAGATGGCCTCCGGGGTCATCGGTCGCAGCGACTGGCGCCATGCGGCGTTCAACACAGACCTGGCCGTTGCTGGCGTGCAGCCTCCGTTCCTCGTGCGAGACGCTGCAGGTGCGCAGACTCCGCTGGCGCTGGGTACCGGTTGGACGCTGGATGGCGACCACGTGCTGCGCGTGTACTGGGACCTGAGCGTCCGACCCGTCTACACCGGCGCGCGCCCGTGGCAGGGCACCATCAGCGACTGGGACATCGGCACCGGTGCCGTCGTCAACATCGCGACGAACGTCGCCTGTTGGGCGTTTTGGTTGCAGTGGGACGTCACCAGCGCTGCTCTGGCCAACTTCGTGAACGTCCCCGGTCAGGGCGACTTCAACAGCGCCGATCCGAGCGCGACCAAGGTCGGGAACGCGCTGTCGACGTGCGGCGCGACCAGCACCGTCGCAGCGTTCAACGAAACCGCCTCGGCCCCGGACAACGGCAACATGCCTGGCCGCCTCGAGGCCAGGGTCGGCTGGCAGGGGATCAGCGGAGACTGGCACCGAGAGGGGAGCTCGCTGGCCTCAGTGGTCGTGTACGGACTGCGGGTGGTCTTCACCGGCGTGCTGCACAGCTGGAACAACGCAGGGCAGGACTGGCTCGTGCGGGATGACGTGCTCAACGCCAAGGCTGCGTGCTCGCTCGACCACAACAGCGGCGCCCTCAACGCGATGCTCATGCGGGTGAAGTGATGGCCTTCTCAGCGCCGAACGTCTTCACTGCGAACACCACGCTGACGAGCGCAGCGCTCGAGGGCAACTTCGAGGCGCTCCGTGTGTACCTGCACAACGGTGTTGTGGTCGCTGACCTGGAGGCCAGCAAGTGGATCCAGACCAGGCACCTCCAGCCTCCGGAGCTGTTGCCGTACCAGGGCCTCCAGCACGGCCTGAGCGGCTACCAAGGCGGCCAGGCCGCCGGCGGCATGGATGTGCGGCTGTCCTTCGCGACGAAGTTCCTGACCGGTCAAGGCCGGACGCAGGCCAACACCTTCGTGGCGGTCCCGAACGCCTCCTTCCAGCTCGAGGTGCGCCGCTCGATGAAGCTGCTGTTCCACTACTGGTGGGAGTGGGAGGCAGGCCCCGATGTCTCCACCGCCAGCTACCAGGTCGCAGCTGCTGAGCGCTTGGTCTGGCTCGCCCCGTGGGTCGGCTCGGTGCCTGCGGCGTTCACGACCTACCGAGACCGAGCGCAGGAGACCCGCAACGGAGGGCTCGGCCTCGGTGGCGGCTACCCCATCGGCGCCGACAACACCTACCCGCAGAACGGAGGCTACGACGCGAAGCAGGGCTGCCTTGCGTACGAGACCACCGCTGGCGTTGTTACCTTCGGGCTCGCCACCCATTCCCAGGTGGACCGCGTTGGAGTGGTCAACTGGGGAGTGGCGGTCGAGGGCTTCTACCTCTGAGGTGAGCGATGGATCC